GTTGCAAATTATGCTAACAAGTAGATCACCAAGATAATTCTTAAATTCTAAATTCCCTGATAGTTCCTCATCGGAGAATTTATCTGAACTGATGAGATTGAATTCATAACGCAATTCAAGATTATCAACTTCAGGATCCTGAATGGGATCAACTGAGACTTTTCCATATTGGAATACTACACCTTCAAATGGACCTGAAGTCAATTTGATATTGACATTGGTGTCTCGGTTTTCGGTGTCTGTAGTTTCATCAAGTACATATTCGTAATCTACATACTCCTGAAATGTGGCTAGTTCGCGCATTTTATTCTCCTATATCGCTAAATTTAGATGAAATCTCATCATCCTTGATCATGTCGGTTGTTCCTATGTTATACCTATTTTTAATCCAATCTTTAAATGATTGCTGATTTAGGATTGGTGTCCAAAAATCAGCAGTATCAGTTTCTTTGATTCTATATTTTTTATCTTCGATTACACCATCAGCATCTACTTTGGAATACCAACCATTGCTGGGCTTAACCACATGTCCGGATTCCATAGCAACATCCAATAAACCAGACCACTTACTGATACCGCCAGTAAAAGATACAGTAATAGGAATCTTAGATTTTTCACGTACATAGCGAGATTTTTCAACGTTGATAATAAAATTATATCCAACGACATCGGTTCCTTCCTTTTCTTGTTGACGACCCAGAATAAAGATGGTATCGGCTGAATAATAACTTCCTGTTCCTCCACCAACGATATCTTTGGGATACAGTCCAATTTCTTTATACGTATGATTTACCACAACCATAGGAATATCTTTCATGGTTAGATATGGAGTGACCATACGAAATAGAGATTTAATCTGCTTTGCTCGTGACATATCAGCAACCGATTTTCCATCCATCGCATCCTCAACTTCTTTTTTGGATGCCAGATTTCCAATCGAATCGATGATAATAATCAGTTTATCATCTCTATCAACTGAAGTCAATTGCTGCATGATGTCAAATTTTAATTGTTCCACATCCATGATTGGAGTATGCAGCACTCGATCAATATCAATACCAAAGGCATGAAAATATGATTGGGGAGTTCCAAATTCAGAATCGTAGAATAGTACCGCAGAATCAGGATACTTATCCAGATATGCTTTTGCCATTAGGAGAGAGAATGCTGTTTTAAAGTGTTTCGAGGGTCCAGCAAACATGGTCAATCCAGGAGTGAATCCTCCATCCAAAGATCCACTCAGGGCAACGTTTATCATAGGAATATCAGTCTGTACCATATCTTTCTGAGTGAAGAATTTGGATTTCGAAAGAACCGATGATTCTTTAATTGTGCTTGCTTTTTTAATTTTATCAAGAATGCTCATTATGATCCTTTAATAATTAAGAGAAAAAATCTTCTAGTGAATTTGTTTTTTCAGAATTCCATCCGATACAGGAAAGAACAATCTGTATTGGGTCGATGAATGCTTTTTTGAATTGAATATCATAATCGACGTATTTTTGTAATTCGAATTCTTTAGGGAGATTTGATGAAGCGGGAAAGGAGATCACTGTATCCTTGACAGGATTTGGAGATTTAAGATAAACGAATCGAATCTTCTCACCTTCTTGAATCAGTGGATATTTTTTAATCAATGATTTTTGCTTGATCAAATCATTATATATGATAGCACCCTTAACATGGATAGGTGTACCTTTCTTATACAACTCAGAAACACCGGCATATGATGTTATCCCGTTCATTCCACGCGGGAATGATATGTCTTCAACTGGAAGTGTTTTGAACACCGACTTAAAGTCATCGATAAAAGTATGTAGATCACTTTCAGTTCCGTTCATCATCAATTTAATGGCTTCTGCCATTTTAATTCTAATAGGAGCCGGAGTCGATGACTTGACCATTTCAAGACCCATAACTTTCATTTTTGGCTCAGTATATTGAACTCCCTCATTATTATACACATTTAGAATGTATCGCTTCTTTGCAGTCCAAATACCTTTATCCGAAAGAGCCTCGCGTTTCATTTGCATCTTTTGATCATATGCATTCAAGTACTGTGCCAATGCAGTATATGACTTGTCGATAAATGGTTGTATTTTATTTTCACATACCTTATCCATAAATGAGATAACTTTATTCTTATCTTCAATCTTTCCGTAAGACTGTTTAACCAATTCCGATAATCGAAGGTAAATTGAATCAGTATCTGACGCAATCACATAGTCTACTCCATTAGTACGAAGTAGTTTATTCATATATTCATTTAGACTATTTTCAATCCATCTAATCGATAGCTGACCTGCTAGAGTTACGCCTTCGGCTTGTCGAGTATCAAAGAATCGAAAGTATTGATTTCCCAAAGCACCATATGCTGAATTTAGACAGACCTTTTTAGCTAGTTGCAGGTTATTATATCTAGCAATTCGTTTTTCAATTTCAAACCTAGCTTTAGGATCAGTCTCTTTCTCTAGGTCTTTCTTTGACTCAATGGATTTCTTTTTAAAGATTACTCGATCATCATACATCTCCTGCATCATCGCAGGAAGAAATCCTAGTTTATCAACTCTAAAAAACTGTCCGTTGGGAGTTAGAGTGACCTTATTGTCAGATAGAGCCGACGTATTAATTGATTGACTTAATAGTTTATTGACCGTAACTCCATCTAATACGATATCTCGCATGCCATGCGTATAGTCTTCAGGCTCAAATAAAGTTTCAGGACTAATATTATACTGCATAATTAAATGCGGGTAAAGTGAATTCAAATCGAATGATGCAACCCATTCATGCATTCCGATTTGAGGATCTTTTACATACGCTCCTTCATATGCAACATCTTTTTGACTAGTTGTTTTTGGAGGAATCTGGATATTTTGTTTTTTCAGATGATTGTAGATGAGAACATCCCACATTCTAACCTGCGAGAATACATCATCAAAGTTAGTCTTGGAATCGTATGCAAGGGTCAATGCCAATTCAAGTAGTTTACACTTATCTTCCAGTCGCTCAATCAGCATAACGTCTTGAATGTTATACTCAATAAACTTCTGATAATTTAACCTATAGAGGCTATGCAAATCTCCATATTCTTCATAGGAAAGTTTTTCACCGACTCCTTCGACCTGAGCAATCGCATCGAGTTTATATGATTCTTGAGAATTACCTCCAGGCTGATATCTGCGGTACAATTCAAGATAGTCGAGTACAGGAACACCCAGCATCGTGTAAACGGTATTCTCTTTGCCCCAAAAGTTCGCCGTATTGGTTCGAATGTTATTCCACGGAGAGAGCTTTCGAACTTCAGTCTCGCCTAGTAGTTTACCTAAACGATTAATGATATACGGAAAGTCAAAGAATTTGATATTCCATCCAGTAATGATGTCAGGATAATTATCACACCAATACCTTAGAAATTTCTTACATAGTGTATACTCATCGACACATTTAATATAGATTTCAGATCCGGTTACCTTATAGTCTCCACACCCAAATACCACAGCCGGATGACCCAGAAACTTCATGCAAATTGCGGTGATAGGCTCGGATGCAGAATCAGGATTAGGAAATCCATTCTCAGAACCTACCTCAATATCGATTGATGCAATTCGAATCAATGATTGATCCCAATCGATATCATCCTTGAATAGATCGGAAATATAATTGTATTCGAATTTTGTGCTTCCGTATATTTTCATTCCGGAAACATCATCAAACTTTTTTAGATAATCCTTACAGTCTCGGATACCTCCAGGCTTAATTTCTTCTAGAAACTCTCCTTTTAGGTTTTTAAAGTCCGTCGTCTTTTTTGATAAGACAAAAACGGAAGGAGAATATTCCACTTTCTTGGAAACTCTCCTTCCGTTTACTACACCCCTATAAAGGATGTAGTCTCCCACACACTGAACGTTCGTATAGAAATCTGTCACAATTATCCTAGGATAAGATCCTTCTTTGGAGGAACAATCAAGCCAGCTCCGAAAATTGCATTATAGTTGGTAACGAAATCTTCCGCAGGCTCATACGAATATGCAATTTTAGCAGGTTCGATAGAAAATGTCGAGTCTTTTGTTTGCGGTGCGTATGAAGGAAACGGTACGAAACCAATACTTGGCTCTCCGTTTTTTCCACGCACAATCGAAATTCCTACCGGATTTTTAATCGTGGTTTTTCCTGTCGTGGAACTAAAACCACTTTCGCCGATAACTTCTTCGCCTGATACTAGTTTATGTACTTGAATTTTATTGCTCATTGTAAGTCCTTTTTAAGTTTTAATTACAAAATTACCGCCACTAACAGTAATGCCTTTTGGTACTTCTTTTTCCGCAACACCTGAATCGGAAACGGTCCATTGATTCATTGATTGATCAATTAAGAAAGGAGGAGTGCCGTGTAGATTGTTATGTCCTTGTGCTACTTTCTCATCATTACCTGCAATGAATCGCGATCCTAGATCATTATACATTGCTGGCTTTTTACGAATCACACATATGGAATTGATAAACTCTACAGAATGAATTTGTTGAAGAAATTCATCATCAATAGATACATCATAGACTTTAAAGAATCCTTGTAGAATCCAATCTCGATCCTTTGCGACACCCCAATGTTGATGATTAATAATATCAGTCAGTCGCTTGAAGAATGCTAAGGATGAATATGGATATGATAGTCCACCTTCATATGAAGCCCAATAGCTGCAATGCAAATCTTCAGCAACAAAGATACCATCGTCGTTCAGGTATTTGAAATATTTGACGAATGATTTAATAATGTCACTAGATTTATGCGATCCATCATCGATGATGATATCGAATGTATTTTGGATTTGTGTGATTTGTTTTTCAGATTCGTCCGTGTTAGCATCACCGACAACCACTGAAATTTTTTCGTCAGAATAACTCAAGTTTGCGCACTTAGGGTCGATATCACACCCAATCAGGCGATTGAAGTTATGAAAATACTTTGACCATATCTCTAGAGACCCGCCATTCTGAATACCAATTTCTAAT